GCCAACATCGGTATTTTTGGCACTTCAAAACCTTTGCCACCAAAACCTGGTACCCAATCAGGAAATTTGAACGCCAATTTGCCAATAGTACTATTCCACAGTTTGGCAATCGCGTTAAAAATAGATCGATAAATGTTTAAAACACCTGAAATGTAATTCTTTAAAAAATCTAAACTGGCCGTCACGCCATCTCTAATAAAACTGAACACCGCGTCAACTGTTTCGCGCACAACATCAAATTTTTTGTACAGCACAACCAAAGCCGCAACAAACGCAACAATGCCCAAAATGACTAGCGCGATCGGATTGGCTGACATAACAAAATTAAACGCAGCCTGCGCGCCTGTGGCGATCTGTGTGGCGATAGTCCAGGCTTTAATGGCAACATTGGCAACCACGATGGCGGCCGCAAAACCTCCAATCACGCCAGCAATAATCAAAAATGTTGTCGTGTTTTCTTGTGCCCATTCCGCCATCGGTTCTAACAATTCCAACAATTTTTGCAACACGGGCAACAACGCCATTCCGATTGATTCTTTGGTTTCGTCCATCGCTATTTTCATTCCAGCCATACGGCCCTCGAATGACATCGCCGCTGTTGTTGCTGCACCGCCAAACGATGTCGCCAACGCCTCAGTAATTTCCTGCATGCTTGATTCAGAATCAATCACACCTTTCAACGATGGGTCTAATTTTGTTAGCGCAGCAGTTGACCCGTTGTACGCTTTGCCTAATGCCAGCGTGACCGTTTCCAAATCTTTTCCTGTTGCCGCGCTGATGTCTAACGCTGTGTTCATCAAATCTTGTGCAGCCTCAACCGATCCAGTCGACCTAACTAGATTCGACATCGCTGGCCTCAACTGGTCATCAGCGACCGCGAACGCGCGTGACATGCCCGAAATAAAATCCTCATTGGCGGCGATTGCTTCCTCAGTAGCGCCAGCGCTGGTTCGTAACTGTTGCGCTAAAAGTTCCTGCGCTTTTTGATCCTCAGCAGCCGATTTAGTTGCCAAACCTAAACCTGTTGCCAAACCACCCAAAACACCAATCGCTGGCAACATTGCTTTTTTTAACGCGAACGCAGATTTAGCGCCAGCGCCTTCCAACTGTTTAAATTCGGCCATCGCCTTCGATATGCCTTTGCCATCAAATTCGGTGACAATAGGTATAGATACAGCCATTAATTCAATTCCTTTCGCACGCGTTCCATAAGCCGATCAATTAATGTTTCGACTTCGCCTTCAACTTGGTTTTTGTTTCGTTCCCATGCTGGCCAAACAAACCGTGATGCGGTGCCATATTTGGCGCTTAAACTTTGCACCATTTGACCGCCTTGTCGTGTTGGCACTTTGCCTTTTCCTGACATGTCCAACAATGCCGCACTAGGGCCTGTGTAACGCACAAAGAATGTTGCCAGGTTTGTTGACGCGCCACGAAATTCTCTAACCTTTTTGCCTGATACACCTGACGCAACTTTGTTTTGTTTGTCGCTGTACGGAAACATTTGGAAACCTGACGCTGTTGTCCATTTGCGCGCCATGCCTGATAGCGGTGCGGATTTAGGCAATTTTGCTTTAATGTCGTTTGTGACTGGTGCGGTGATCTGTTTAAAATCTTTTGTTAGATCGCGGCGCGCCTGTTTGTCGATGCTGTTCAATACGCGCAACGCATCTTTGACACCGACAACTGTTGTGCTAGCGCTAATGCTGTCAGCCATTTCGGGCCTTGCGTTCCTTGTTAATTAATTCAATGACCGTGTTCATATCGTCGATCTCAAACGATATTTCAGCAGGCCAAAAACCAGTCGCCACAAGTATCTGCGCTAATCCGTAGCGGTATGAACCGCGCCTACTTTTGGGTCATTGACCGCCATTGGCAGACAAGACTTCAACGATTTCAAATAGTCATCAAATACCGCTGGCACGACAACACCTGAAAGTTTCGATGCTTCGTAAGCCAAATATGCTAAATCCTCTTGCCCGATAGCGCTGCCAAGTTCTGAGGCTTTGCGCTTGTATTTGCGTTCCCATAGAACAGTCGTGAACAATGTCGTTTCGACTGTGACTGGATCGCTTCCATCAAGGAATTGAACTTCTAGTGATAATTGCATTATTTGCCTTTCTCGGTACAGCCTTTATCAGACTGGCTTGTTTTGTTAGTTTTCAGCGGCCAATGCCGCGCGATCATGCGACCGCTTTAGTCAATACGCCGCCAGTAAATGTCAGCGTGATTGTCGACAGTTCGCCAAGTGATGCGTTGATTGGTGTGTGCGATTCAAGGTAAGCGCCTGTCAATGTGTAGATCGGATTTGTTGCCGATGCGACACCTGTTGCTGGTGCAAGCACAATGTTTGTCGTGATGCCAACCAAACCGTAAATTGTGGCCTCAGTTTCGCTGCCTGCGTAGGATTGATACAGTTCAATTTCAACGCTGTTGTTTTGCAACGATGTGACTGCTGCGCCACCAAATTTGCGTGCTGTGTCACCAAACGCAGTTGTTTCTAGTTGTTCGTAAACATAGTTCAATGTTGCGCTGGTGCATTGGTCGCGCAAATCAACGCTGTTGATGGTCACATTCGGATTCGATAAATAAACGCTGGTTGCCATGTTTTATTCCTTTTCGTTTGTGTCTTTAGTTTTAGCAGGTTTTTTGACGGTCTGTGTGGATATATGGCCGCCTTCGACTAACGCTTCAATGTTTACGCCATCTAGATCGGCGCTGGTGACAACATCGCCAGGTTTAAAACCTGCAAGTCTTGCCGATGTAACTATGTAATTTGCCATGTTTGTTTCCTATGCCGTTTGTGCTTGAACATTTGCGGTCACTTCGTAACTTGGATATTCAACGCCGCCTATAAGCGTACTAGTCGGCCTGCCATCGGTAACGGCAATATTGGCCGCCAGTACCTTCGACATGATGTTGAGTAGCGATCTTTGTGCATCTAGGTTCGCTGGCCCTAGCGTGATGATTTTGACGGGAAACATTAATTTGACGATGTTGTAGTTCCAAGCGTCAAACGATGGCGCGTCAATGAACACGCATGGCGGCACAAGGTTTCTAGGGTCGTTTACTACCTGTAGGCCGCTAACGGCTGTCAGCGTGGCTGTCAGATCGTCTAGTGCCTCATTAAAGAGATCGGTAAATGCAACAGGCATCAGGCTACCTGTGGACGGTCGACACCTAACAGTTGTTTAACCAATGGCGACAGACCGTTTGTTGATCCTGTAGCCATGCCATCAAATGATGCAAAGTCTGTTATTGATCCGCGTTGGCGGTACAGCGCGCCGCCATACATAATAGTTGCTAGTTTGACATCTTGGCTTGGCACAGTTGTCAGGCTGTCAAAATATCCGACTTCCTGCCTGCGACGGTAACAAAAAGAATTCGCAGCGGCCGCACAAATTGTTAGAAATGTTGTGTCGCCTGCCGTTGCTGTGCCTATGCCGATCCAATCCTCGATGTCTGTTGCTGTGATCCATGTGCAGACCTGCGTGTATGTAACAACACCTGAATAGTCTGCAACAAATTCAACTGCTGTGCCTGTGCATGCGTACAACAATTGGTTTGGTACGGCAACATTTGTGTTGTATAGAAATTCACCAGTTTCAGCGTCAACGCCTTCGAATTGGTATTGCGGTAACGCTAAAACTGTGAATGTTCCAGTGAATGGTGCTGCTAAACCTGAAACCGCTATTGATTCGCCTAATGCGATCTCTGACGGTTCAAGTGTAGAAATGCATGCGTAATTGTCTAGCAGTTGTTTCGTGGCTGTTTTATAAGTTGCCATAAGCGGTTTTGCCGCCTACGACTAAGCCAGCGCTAGTTTTTGCAGGAACGCAGATTTTGCTACGAATGTTGCAAAATAGCCGTAGTAACTGAATGTGCGGCTGAGTGTCGACGGTACTTCTACCGAAACGATGCCCTTTTGCTGTTCGTAAACTTCATAACCTGGCGCGTAGGCAACAATCATTGTGTTTGATGCAAAGTTGTTGTCAACAATCAAAGTCAAACCAAGTGGATTCAATGACGAGTACGACAAGTCTGCACCTGCTGTACCGATTGAATTTTGGCTGATGACATTGTTGCCGTTAATTGCAGGGAACAATGGACGCTTTGAATTGTCTAACTGGCGGCCAAGCAATTCCCAAACATTTGGCGACACAAACAAATGTGTCGGGAAATAGTTTGAAATGCTTGCGATGTTTACCGCGCAACCATAAAGCGCTGTCATCAATGATGACGGATCGGTTTGGTTGACTGTCCATGTCACACCTGAAACTGTGCCGCCTGAAACCATGTTGTCGGCTGCGATGTTGTCAGTTGCGATCAGATATTCGCCAGCCAAGTCATTCAAAACTAGATTCATGGCTGCTGGATCGGTGAAATCCATGTCCTGATAAGTCATTGTGACCTGACCAGCAACAGTTGTTTTTGTAACTGTGTTTGATGCAATCACCATCGTTGTTGCTGATGCGGCAACGCCTTCGGTTTGTGTTGCTGCCGAAGTGTGCGTCGTGATTGTTGGTCGAATAAATGTTTTGCTTGGTGTGTTCGGCATAGCGCGTGCGCCTAATGCTGAAACAACTGGACGCACGAAATTTAGGTCTTGGAACAATGGCCCAAGAACTGGAACTGGCAACAAACCAGGTGTGTCGGTTGTAAGAATGTCGCCTGCTGCTGCTTGCAACGCTGTCTGTTGCTTGCCTAATGCTGCTTTGTAGGCTTCGTTGACTTTGCGGAATGTATCGCCGCCAATGTGCATCGCGGCAAGATAATCGCCTGCTGATGGCATTTTAAATTCTTGTTTTGGTTGTGCCCAAAGTTTCTCAACAGTTGCGGCTGCTGCTTCGACTACTGGTGCTTCAATTTTTTCGGTCATGTGTGTTTCCTTTGTTGTGTCTTGTGTTGATCGTATAGCAGGTTCTA